GAAAAACGAGCTAAAAAAGCAGAGAAACAAACAGCTACAAAGTCTGAAAGTAATAAATTTCCAGACGGTAGACCAGGTTCCTCTGCATATCAAAAAAGAAACGATGTTTGAAATATTTAAAGACAGCAACGAATGGAACGAAAAAGCAATAGTGGGCTTTGTAGCCTTTGCCCTTATGGTGGTAGTGATGCTTGTGGATACTGTATCTGGGGCCGTAGGTAAAGATTTAATAATTAATGAATTTGTGTACAACTCTTTTGTTTGGGTGGTTTTAGGATCATTCGGCATTAGTGGCGTAGAAAAATTTGCAAAAAAGTAAGACATGGCATTTAAAATGAAAGGTTTTCCTTTAATAGAAGGAACATCACCAGCAAAAAAATATGTATCAGACGCGCAACGCAAAGCAGTGCATGCGTCTAAGGCTGAAAAATCTGCAACAAAATTTAACGAAGGTTTACGTAAAGCCTCTGCTGAAGGTAAGTTAGATGATAACCCTAAATTTAAAGCTGCTGTAGATAAAAGCCCCATGAATCGAAAGTCATTTATGGAAAAAGCTGATAAAAAATATGCTAAAGATAAAGATTTACAGCGCAAAATGACAAAAGCTCTAAAGAAAGGTAAGAGTAAAAAAGCTGAAAGAATAGGTAAGAGAAGAACAAAAGTTCAAGAAAAAGCTCAAGAATTAGAGTTCAAAGAATTTAAAGCAGGAGAAAATTCTCCTACGAAGCTTAGCGAAAAAGATAAGAAGAAAGCTATGGATAATGCCATGCCAGAAGCTAAAGTTCGCTCTAGAACTTATCAAGATCTTCAAGCTGATAAAAAAGCCATGAAAGATTCAAAAGATAGATTAAAGGTAGCTAAGCAAAAGGCCGCAACAGGTGGAGATCCTGAAAAAGCTGCTTATAACAAAGCAAAAGCACGCGAGAGAAAAATACAATCACAGTTAAACGTATCGCCTTTAAAAGTAAAAAAAGGTGATCCAGCTTCAGTAACAAGACGCAAGAATGAAGGAGATGCAAAAGGAGCTAGATTAGAAAGACGTAGAGGTAAAGCTGCTGCTAAAGGCAATACAAGTAAAGCAAAGAGATTAGCAAGAAAGTTAAAAGCACATGACGCTACAGATAATAGAGGCAAGCAGAAAGCTAGAACAACCGAAGTAAAAAAAGGCGGTAGAATACAGTTTTAATGAACGTGCTTGGTAAAATATTTTCTAGTGGCGCTACTGAACTAGTTAAAGGTGTAGGTGGAGTATTAGACAATCTTACTACGTCTAAAGACGAAAAGCTAGAAGCAGAAAGAAAAATAAAAGAACTTGTAGCCAATTACGAAGTTGAGATGGAAAAGAATATTACATCTCGATGGGAGGCGGATTTAAAATCCGATTCATGGCTTTCAAAGAACGTAAGGCCATTAACCCTTGTGTTCTTAATAGTATGCACGATGCTATTGATATTCATTGATGCTGGTGCAATCAGTTTTAACGTGAAGGATTCATACGTGGACCTTCTTCAATTAGTATTAATAACAGTGATCGGTGCATACTTTGGTGGTAGATCACTAGAAAAAGTAAAAAAGTAATTATGAGTAAATATTTTACAGTAGAAGTAAAACCAGTTATGACACCGGTTAACGCTGGTTTAAATGCAGCGTTTGCAGATGGAGAGGTGTTATTTGATTGGACGTCATTTCAAGTTCCAAGAGGAGCAAGCAAGCTAATAGGTGTTACAGCGGAGATAAGACCAAAAGGTGACTCTGGCTCAACAGTCAATACGTTTCCATTTGAGTTGTTGTTTGCAAAAACAAAAGACTTAGTTGCCCCTAGCACGTTGGGTGCTTTAAACTCTGCTCCAGCTGCTCTTGCAAGGATAGAAGGCCATGTAGATAGGTACATAGGTCACATGCCTATAGTGGCTGGTGATTTTGGAGTTACAGATCAATTAGCTGTTGCTTCAGCTGCTGCGCCAGAAGGAATGGTTCTTGAAGGAGAAATAAACAGTGGTAACAATGTGGGATACGACACATTGTATGTAGGTGGTATTGCAGGTGGCGCTTTTAATTTTGTATCTGGTTGCCTTATTAATAATGGTGATTTGAATGGACCAACAATGACTGTTAAGACTGTTGATCCTAGACTATTTATAGCTAAAGGCGATACAGTTGCAGTGGCTACAACCGCAGATCCTACTGTCACTAAAGCTATGGGCGTTGTTGAATCATTAACCGATACAAGTATAGTTCTTACAGAAGCATTTACTAGCGGCGACGTTGTGAACGAAGATATTGTATACAACACAAGCCCGATAAAGCTTATACTAACATTCGAAAGATAAACAATAAACAATTTTAATTTAATTTAATTATGGGAAAAAAGAAAGAAAAGGTTGTAGACCTAAAACCAGAAGCTATTTCTGAAGAACAGCTTAAAGACTTACAACAGATAATCAGTGGTATTAATAAGCTTAAGTTTGATATAGGTCAGATTGAAGCTCAAAAACACAGTGCTTTACACGCTTTGTTTGACGGCAACGAAAGATTAAACCAGATTCAAACTGCACTTCAAGATCAATACGGTACTAACGATATTAATATTCAAAACGGTACTATTAATTACGCAAGTGATGAGCCATCTGATTCGTAAGATCACTGTAGGTAAAGATTATAAAAATGACGCCATGCACTATTCTGTTGGACAGGAAGTGTATGGTGGTCATACTATATGTGATATATTAGAAGAAACCGATAAGTATTCTATATATATTAGAAAAGATAAAGCCGTTATTCCTTGGAAAGACTTTAACAAGAACATGGCTATATCTGTAGAATATAACTTAGAGTACTAATGCAGTCGCTTTACAACTTTGTTGTAGAGCCTATAGGTAAAAGATACAACAATACTACTAAAGTAGATGATAAGGAGTTAATACTTAACACAGATGTGTTTAACCATCATCACGTCAATAGACTTGCTAAAGTTATATCTATACCGAAACTAGGTAATACAGAAATACAGGTTGATGATATTGTTGTAGTGCACTTTAACGTGTTTAGGCGATGGCACGATGTAAACGGTAAAGAGCGTAACAGCAGATCATATTACGAAGAAAATAAATACTTTGTAAATGATGATCAGGTATTTTTGTACAAACGTAACACAGAGTGGATATGCCCTCAAGGTTATTGCTTTGTACAGCCTATTAAGGACAACAGCCAGTTAAGCGTTGATACAGAAAAACCTTTAGTTGGTATTGTAAAACATACTGATGGCAGAGCAGAGCTAAACTCTCTTGTAGGTTTTAGACCTAATATAGAGTGTGAGTTCGTTATTGATGGTAAGCGTTTATATCGTATACCATCTCAATTTATTACAATTAAATATGAATATCAAGGAGACGAAGAAGAGTATAATCCAAGCTGGGCACAGAGCGGTTGAGGAATTAATTAAAGTAGCTAAAGAAGCTATTGTTGATTCAGATGATGATATATCAGCTGACAGACTTAAAAATGCCGCTGCTACAAAAAAGCTTGCTATCTTCGACGCCTTTGAGATATTAAACAGGATTCAAGAAGAAGAAAATCTTTTAGAAGGTAAAACACCTGAAGAAGAAAAGAAAAGAGTATTCAAGGGTTTTGCTGAAGGTAGATCTAAATAATGTACGAACAAACGTTATATAAGATAATTGAGCCTATAAAGAAAACTACTCTCACTAGACTTAATAGAGGTAAAAAGTGGAAGTACGGTTACAACAAAGAACACGACTTAGTGGTTCTTTCTTACAACGGAGTTATAGGTGATATATATGAAATACAAGGTTTTAAGATCGCTTTACCTAAAGAACCTAAAAAAGTATTTAAGCACGAGAAAAACAAATGGGTTAAACAAAAGTACCCTAAAGAGTTATCTCGTATTAAGAATATATTTGACTGGAGGAATTATCCAGACGAACAGAAAGAAAAGTGGCACGATTACATTGATGAGGAGTTTAGGCGTAGAGAAGAAGGATTTTGGTTTATTAATAACGGAGTGTCAACTTGGATAACAGGTACACATTATATGTACTTGCAATGGAGTAAAATTGACGTTGGAGCTCCAGACTTTAGAGAGGCAAACAGACTATTCTTTATATTCTGGGAAGCCTGCAAAGCTGACAAGAGATGCTATGGGATGTGCTACCTTAAAAACCGTCGTTCAGGTTTCTCGTTTATGTCGTCAGCTGAAACAGTTAACTTAGCCACTATATCAAGTGATAGTAGATATGGGATCCTTTCTAAGTCTGGTGCCGATGCAAAAAAGATGTTCACTGATAAAGTTGTACCTATATCAATAAATTACCCGTTCTTCTTTAAACCTATACAAGATGGTATGGATCGTCCAAAGTCTGAGCTTGCGTATAGAGTTCCAGCTAGTAAGTTTACTCGTAAAAAAATACAGGTAAACGA